GGTGGTGGCGGTACTTTAGGCGGATCAGGAATTGTAATAATAAAACAAAACGCAGTAAGTTTAAAAGCTATTGCACCTGGTGCGTGGAATATTCACGATCATTTTTCAAATGTTAAATGTTCTACTTGGATAAATAGAACAGTGCCAGTAAACTACATGGTAGTTGCTGGTGGTGGAGGAGGAAATCCTTATGGTGGTGGCGGTGGTGCAGGAGGTTATCGTGCATCAGGTTTTGGACCAAGCCCATTAAGAGGATCAGCACAAAATTTAAGTTTAGGAAGTTACACAGTAACAGTTGGAAGTGGTGGAAGTGCTGGTGGAGAAGGAACCACTTCAGTACTAGGCTGTATAACTTCAGCAGGTGGTGGTCAAGGTGGTTTTGCTAATACCTCATCAGCAGGAGGTTCTGGTGGAGGAGAAGGTATGGCAAGTCCTCCTACTAATACAGGATCAGCAGGAAATACCCCACCAGTAAGTCCTCCTCAAGGAAATGCTGGAGGTTCTGCTAATATAGGTTGTACTCTTGCTACTAGAGGTGGTGGAGGTGGCGGAGGAGCTACTGCAGTAGGAGCAAATGGTAGTTCAGGTACAGGTGGTAATGGTGGTGCTGGAGCACCAAATAATATTTTAAGTTTAGCATGTGCAACAACATATGCTGGCGGTGGAGGTGGATCTACAGATAGTAGAGCACCTTCAGCTGGTACAGCTGGTACAGGAGGTTCTGGAGGTGGTGGTAATGGAGTAAATGGAATTAGTCCTACTAATAAAGTTGGTTCTGCTGGAACAGCTAATAGTGGAGGAGGTGGTGGAGCTGGAACTATTACAGATCCCAGTGGAGCATCATATGGACCTGGCGGAGCAGGTGGTTCAGGTATAGTTATAGCAAGTTTAGCAGATTGTGGTAATTCTTATTTAGATACTTCTAGTATTCCAAATGCACCCGTAACTTCTCCCAATGGAACAACATATATTGCAAAATTTACAGCATCTGCAACATTAAACGTAAAAGATATAGCATGTGGTGTAGCATTTGATTACAGAATAGTCGCTGGTGGTGGAGGTGGTGGATCTAACTACGCTGGTGGTGGAGGAGCTGGTGGTCACAGAACATCTTTTCCAGGTGGAACAAAATTAGTTTTAAGTCCAGGACCAAACGCTATCACAGTTGGTGGTGGTGGAGCTGGTGGTACTTCAAATAATGAAGGAAATTGTGGAACAGATTCATCTGTTGGAGCTATATTTACAAATGGTGGTGGAGGTGGTGGATCTACACCGTCACCAGCCGCTAACCTACAAGGTAATCCAGGAGGATCTGGAGGTGGAAATGCTAATGATTCTGCTCCTTATGGTGCACCATCAGGTAATGTTCAACCTACTAGTCCATCACAAGGAAACAATGGTGGGAGAGGTAGACAAGGTGGATGTAATGGTTCTGGTGGTGGTGGAGGTGCTGGAGCTGTTGGAGGAGAAGGTGGATCAGGAAGCCCTATCATAGGAGCAGGTGGAGCTGGAGTTGCAAATAGTATTACAGGATCTCCTGTTACACTCGCTGGAGGTGGTGGAGGTGGTGGCCAATGTAGTCATACAGGAAACTCTGGAGGCTCTGGTGGCGGTGGTGCAGGTGGTGGAGCAACATCTAACTCGCCTAATAATCCTACAGGAACTGGAACAAATGGAACTGTTAACACTGGTGGAGGTGGAGGTGGAGGTTCTTGTGGAACTCAGACTGGAGGCACAGGTGGTTCAGGAATTGTAATATTAAGAATAGCAACAGCGTGTAAACCTGCAAGTTTTGCAGCAGCACCTGGCCCTGTTTCTTGTGTTTCTACTACGGGAAGCTGTACAGTAGTTAAATTTACAGGATCAGGAACATTGACTTTATAACAAAATTTTTTTATAACGGAGGAAAAAACATATGGCACATTTTGCAGAGTTAGAATCAAAAACTGACCCAACTGGTTTTACATCAGATACACATTTAATTGTAAAAAGAGTTGTGGTTGTTGGTAATGATTGTGTGCCTTCAGATGAACATGCTGATGGTGAAACATGGTGTGTTAATTTTTTTGGAGGTGGCACTTGGAAGCAAACATCTTATAATAATAACTTTAGAAAACAATACGCAGGTATTGGAATGAGATATGATGCATCTAAAAATAAATTTATATCACGACAACCTTACAAATCTTGGTCTTTAGATGGTAGTAATGATTGGCAAGCACCTATAACTTACCCATCAACTACATCTGGATCTGGTTTTTTTTACAGAATTTCATGGAATGAAACTAAGTATCAAGCTGATAATGATACAGGTTGGGAAGCAACTAAATCTAACGACACAGCAGAAACACCTACAGTTTACGATTGGAACGGATCGGCTTGGACATCTTAATAGGAGACTAATTAATGTCTAGAACTAATGGCGGATTAATAGGAACAAGTCTTATACCTTCAATATCTGGAGGTGGAGACACTGTTACTACAAAAAATTCAACAGGATCACATACAACACAACCAGGAACTAGATTAGCTAGAGTTTTAGTTGTAGGTGGCGGTGGCGGTGGTGGAGTTAATATGGCTGGCGGAGGTGGAGCTGGTGGCTTTAGAGATATTTCATGTATTTCAGTTTGTGGAAATACTTCTTATACAATGACTGTTGGTGGTGGTGGTAACGCATGTTATCCAACATCAGCTAATGGAACTAATTCTGTAGCTTTTGCATGTACACCTATTGCAATAACTGGAACAGCTGGAGGTCGTGGAGCAGGTTCAGAACATAATGCTTCTACAGGAGGATCAGGTGGAGGCGGTGGTGGACACCCTGCTGCTTCGCAAACTGGTGCTGCTGGTAATACTCCCCCTACAAGTCCATCTCAAGGAAACAACGGTGGAAATGGTAAAGGCTGTGGTGGCGGAGGCGGTGGAGGTGGTGCATCAGCCGTTGGTGCAAATTCTCCAAATAGTAATCCTCAAGCAGGAAATGGTGGAGCAGGATCTAGTAGTAATATTACAGGTTCTTGTGTAACTTATGCTGGTGGAGGCGGTGGAGGTAATTATACTAATCCTAATCCTTCAGCTGGATGTGGTGGAGCTGGTGGCGGTGGTGATGGCGGAGCTGGGCCTAATGGTGCAGCTGGTGCTGGAACTGCAAATACTGGTGGTGGTGGTGGCGGAGAAGGATCAGCTACTCAAAAAACTGGTAATGGTGGATCAGGAGTTATAATAATAAAAGAAATAAATAAAGCTCCTGGAATGTGGAATTTAAAAACACATTATAAACAAAAAAGAGCAAACCTCTGGACTTTTTAGTAAAAATAAATTAATAATTATACCCCTTGACAATTTTTAAAAATAACAGTATAATATAAGGTATATGAATTTATTAAATTATTATTGGTATTTCCAAAGTGCAATACCAAAAAGAATATGTGATGACATTGTACGATATGGAAAATCATTACAAGATCAAATGGCACTTACTGGAGGTTATGGTAATAGACCATTAAATAAAAAAGAAACAAAAAATTTAAAAAAGAAAAGAAATTCAGATATTGTTTGGATGAATGATAGATGGATTTACAAAGAAATACAACCATATATTAATCAAGCAAATATAAATGCTGGTTGGAACTTTGAATGGAATTGGTCTGAATCTTGTCAATTTACAAAATATACTAAAGGACAATTTTATGATTGGCATTGTGATAGTTGGGAAAAACCTTATTTTAATCAACAAAATCCTGAAGATTCTAGTAATGGTAAAATAAGAAAACTATCTGTAACAGTTACATTATCAGACCCAAAAGAATATAAAGGTGGTGAGTTAGAATTTGATTTTAGAAATTTAGATCCTGATAAAAAACCTAATATAAAAAAGTGTAAAGAAATATTACCTAAAGGAAGTTTAGTAGTATTCCCCTCGTTTGTATGGCATCGAGTATGCCCAGTAAAAAAAGGCTCAAGACATAGTTTAGTTATATGGAATCTTGGTTGGCCATATAGATAGGGAGAATATGAAAAAGAAAAAAACTAAAAAATTAAAAACAGAATTACAATTTCCAAAACAATTAGCAAGAGAAGATTTATTTAAATGTCCAATATGGTATGCAGATGAATCAGGATTCGTTAATGAATTAAATAATGCATCTGATAAATATATTGAAGAATCTAAAAAAAATTTAAAAGAGTCAATAGATAAAAGAAATAAAGAGTTTGGAAATAAAGGAGACATGGGTCATGTGTTTCATTCAACATCATTAATAGGTGATCCTAAGTTTAAAAAATTACAAAATTATGTAGGTGCAACAGCACATAATTTGTTAGTTGAGATGGGATTTGATTTAACAAATTTTACAGTATTTATTACAGAAATGTGGGTGCAAGAGTTTGCTAAAAAAGGTGGAGGACATCATACATTACATACACATTGGAATGGACATATTTCTGGTTTTTATTTTTTAAAAGCAAGTGAAAAAACATCTATACCAATGTTTGAAGATCCAAGACCAGGTAATATTATGAATCTTTTACCAGCAGCAGATAACTCAAAAGTATCTTATGCATCATCACAAATTAATTATAAAGTTCGCCCAGGAAAAACTATGTTTTTTCCTTCATATATGCCACATCAATACATTGTAGATATGGGATATGAGCCATTTAGATTTATACATTGGAATTGTCAGGCAATACCTAATAGTGTTTTAAATGTCAAAGCCTAATGATAATATGAAAAAAGCTGTAATACAAGCTACCCTCGAAACTAATACTGTAAAGAATAAACCAGACTATATTAAAAATTTTATACAGTCAAATAGAAAACTAAAGGGGAAAAATATTATTAAAAATGTCGTTTCAAAAAAATAAATATACAGTAATTAAAAAAGCAATATCAAAAGAATTAGCAGACTTTGTTTATAAATATTTTTGTAACAAAAGAAATGTAGCAAGATTTTTATTTGATCAAAGATATATATCACCATATACAGAATACTTTGGAATATGGAATGATGAACAAGTACCAAATACTTATTCACATTATAGTGACATTGCAATGGAAACTTTATTACAAGAAGTAAAACCTGTAATGGAAAAACAAACAAAATTAAAATTAAGTGAAACATATTCTTATGCTAGAATATATAAAAAAGGAGATATATTAGCAAGACATAAAGATAGATACTCTTGTGAAATATCTACAACTTTAAATCTTGGGGGTGACCCTTGGCCAATATATTTAGATCCAACTGGTAAAACAGGACAAGCTGGTATCAAAGTAGATTTAGAACCAGGTGATATGTTAGTATATTCTGGATGTGATTTAGAACATTGGCGAGAAGAATTTAAAGGTAAAGATTGTGGTCAAGTATTTTTGCATTACAATAAAGCAAAATCAAAAACTGCAAAAGAAAATCAATTTGATAAAAGACCTTTCATAGGTTTACCAGCATGGTACAAAAATTTTAAAATAAACAATGGCTAAAAAATTTAAGGCATATGTCGAAAGACCAAAGCCTAAAAAAAGACCAAGAGTTCACAAAAAAAATAAAAACAAAAAAGAAAAAATAAATAAAAAAAAGAAATATAGAGGACAAGGAAGATAATGGCAAAAAC